CTCGTCACCTTGCACATCCATGACATCACTCTGCGTGGCCAGCGACAAAGTCGGGCCCGACAACTTGACGTCTTCTGCCCAGGCATAAACCGACACGGTCACGCCAGAGCCAGTCACACCATTTGCTGACTGCAAAGCAGTATAGTTGATGAATGTGATGTCCCCCATGGACGTCATGTCGGCAGAAACGCCGGCTTTCAGCCAATTGGCAGGGTAAAGGAACGGGAGTGTCATTTCCGCACCCTCATTGCGTTGGGGCGCCAACCACACACCAGGACGCTGGGAATACGGAATAAAATACCGCGTGCCCGTGTCAATACTGATGGTGTCAAAGTTCAGAAACTTAAGTGGTCGGTAAGCGCACAGCATGCTGCCGTAATAAAACGGCGAAGCGTTGATCAAAATCTTCAGCTTCAATTTGCACGATATGAACGCAAAATTGTTCAACTTGTACTGGACTCGCGGATCCGAAAAGAACAAGTTCCATGGACTAAACGTGCGTCGCGTACCAATGGGGTCAGATTCCAGCCACGTGAAATTCAAAATACGCACTGGGCGTTTGAAAAAATCATCTAGGTTGTGTCCTGCCGATTGATCTCGCAAGGTCATCTCTGCCGGCGGCGAAATTTCGTCACCGATGTTAGACTCACTCGCATCGTGAAACGTAAGCACATCTTGTTGGCGCGTAAGCGATGCAACTGCACCACTATCTTGAACGTCCGCTTGAACGCTCATCTCTTCAATGGGAAGAGAATCCACTGGATCATCTAGTCTCACCAGGCTACTTTGCTCGAATTCTTGGTCGAGTTCCTTCTTTATAGTTTTCGGTGCAAATTTTTCTTCAACAGGGGTTGCAAGCCCACTGTGAAGGTTATCCGTTGTCTCGGGTTCGACGTTATACTGTGCCTGCAGGGGATTTGTGGCGTTAGCGCGCCATTGTGTCTGGTTATGAGCCAGACGCATCGTGGTAATACCCTCCGAGTTCAGCCAAAAGGCCTCGCAGAGTTCTTCCCACGTCGGAATTGTAGTTCCCTCTACATACAATTCTAGATCTGCCTTGTCAATGACAGACCAAAAGATCGCTACCTTCTCAGTATACTCTTGCTTTCCATAGAAGAAATACTCCCGCAGTGCCGTGCCAATCACTTGGATAGCATGACTTTGCGGTGAGATATTCTTTTTCTGTACACACACTGTGAGCATCTTCTCGATAGAGCTGCGATCCAACGGGGCCAAATAGGCACCCACGTCTTCATCCCATCGCCAAGTGCGCTTCAAAAAATTGCACTCATTGATATGGATGTAAGGGATAGACGCTGCTTCTTTGTCGGCCATGGTATAGCCGATGTCCACGTCCGCCAACACTCGCTGGATAGCGGTGTGATTAAACCACGGTGCCTCAACGGACACGCCCATGATATTGTCATCACCGTACGTCATCAAGTGAACGCGCTCACGAAAACTCGCTTGCACAGACACTGGTCGTAACACCAAGTACGTGTAACGCATATACAGCGAATTCACGATACCATTGATGATAACTGTGAGTGGATGTCCTGAAGGATTACTCCCACAAAATTCAATCAAATCACCGTTAAAATCAACGGTAGGAAAAGCAGTATCATAGCCAATACCCATAACGACTTTTAAATCAGCTTCAGAGTATCCGGCCTTCTTACAAATATTG